GTTCATGGCCCCGGCGGTGGCATGGCAGAGTTCATGCACCAGCACATCGAACACCCGCAAGGGGTCATCCAGCACGGGGCTGATCAAAACCTCAAAGGTCTGGTCAGCAGAGGCGGTGTCTGCCCAGCATTCACCGATGGCCCCCGAGCGTTTGGCGTTGGACGGGAAACCACAGGTGACCCGAACGTTCGCTGGCAGGGGTTTGCCCACAGCATCAAAGATGGGGCGCAATTCAGAGACGGCGGCTGAAAGCCAGTCTTCACGGTTAGCAGTTGTCATATCAATTCTCCAGTGCTAGTGATTGTACAGTGTTTAAATGGAAGGGGTCAATAGTTGCGGTAGGCTTGGACTCGGGCCACATACTCACGGGCCGAGACCTTGCGAACAATGGCGTGGAATTGGACACAGCCACAGCAGTCATGCTCATGGCGGCAACCGCTGTGAGACAGGGTGCTGGCGATGGCGTAAGACAGGTCGGTCTTGCGGTGCGATGAGGGGGCGATCACACGCTGGGTGTATGTTTCGGTGTCATCGGTGCTGGCGACCAGTTTCATGGGCAAGATTTTCACTGCCGTGCCAGCGTCCCACTCATCCTCATGCGACCAGCCGAGAGTGAATTTGTGGGTCAGGCGCTTGTACACGTTGATCTGATGCATGATGTTTCCTTTCAGGTGTTTAAACGGATTGCACTCCAATGCCCCGCAGGGCATCAGGCTGAAATCAGGCGGCGGTCAGTACGTCACGAATGGTCAGGCCAGTGGCACGTTTGACAATCAACTCGGGCCACTCACCCAATGGCAGGGCAGACAGTTGCTCAAGCATCAGGTTGACGTTGGACTGTGAGCGCAAGACACGGGCAACGTGCTGGGCTTGCTGGTGTGTCAGCATGGCCCGGGTCAGCACATCGAAGTGGGCGCTGTTGGGGTTCTTGTTGAAGTCCTTTTGCGCTTGTTTGAGCATGGACAGGCAGTGGGCTTGGACAAGGGGCAGGGTAATGGTTGTCATGGTGGGTCTCCGGTAAGTTGCACAAGACCCCCGAAGGGGTTTCGTCCATTCAGGACTCGTCAGTTGTGCTTGCGTTGCAAGTGGGCGAGGCGGTCACGCATGGCATCCAACTCGCAGTAGAGCTTGACCACATAGGGGTCACTCATGTCACGGGCCACAAAGCGCAGGGTGTTGTAGATGTCACGCACCGCAAACTCGCATTGGTCTGCGGTGTATCCCCGTGCCTTGTTGCGGTACAGGGCGGTCATGTCGCTGTAGTTCATGGTCAGGCTTTCAGATGTGGTTGATGTGGGCTTCAAACAGGATGTCGATGTAATCCCAGTCGAGGCGAAATTCACGGGCAACCCAGCCATTGGAGGGATGGTGATAAGGCATGGTCAGACTCCCAGTGTGCGAAGCAGTTGAGCGCCAGCGGCATCCACCATCAGGGTGCTGAATGGGTGCTTGTGGGCATAGGCCTTGATACGGGCCAGCGTCTTGTCAGACGGTGCGGCAAGGTGCTTGTTGATGAGGGCTTGCATGAGGGTCTCCGGTGAAGTGCAAGATGGCACTGCAATGCCCACAGCATGGGCATCACGGTTGCATCTAATATGTGATGTTTTTTCTACCGTCACGGTGGACAGGTACAGGGCTGAAACCCTGTCTGACTTGCTCCCAAGCTTCCCTTGGGTTTCGCCTCAGACCGACCTTACCGTGGGCCGTTCACCGCACCATTGCTAGTGCATGGACGAATGATATCACTACTGTTTAAACCAGTGCAAACCATACCCGAGTGAACCGTAGGGTTATTGGGTCGAGGGCCAGTGCTGGGTGCTGATGGTGAGGGGGTCTACAGGGTGACTGCCAGATGATGTGTATCTATATATGTTGGGTGCATTCTGGTGAGTTGGACTAAAAAGTACTCACATGAAACTGAGTACTTTCGTTAAGTATCAGCAAGTACTGATATTGACTAGGAAGGCCAGCAAGGGGGGTCAAATCGGAAGCTAGGGGGGTAGGTGCGGCGAGGGGTCAAAATCGCTTCTAGGGGTGTTTAAATCGATTCTAGAGGCATAGGGTTTCTACTAGGTTCACGCTTACTTTGTGGCATTCAAGTAGCAAGCAAGTACACATAACGTGTTTTGGGCAAGGATGAGTTGTAGTTTCTATAAGCTACTGGTCGATCAAACGGTGGACGGACGGTGTTTTTTCTGTACTGATGAGTTATCCCGGGGCTGTGGATAACCTTGACGTTGTCCACAGGCTGTGGATAATGAGAACGGTGCTGTGTAAACACACAGGCTGGATGAAACTACAGGGGAACTGCGATGAGCGATTCAGGAAAGCCGGGACGGGCAAGCAAAGACGAACTGATGGCGGCACTGGAGGCCGTGGACATGGATGACGGCGAAGGCTGGTTGGATGAGGCAGACATGAGCGAAGCGGAACGGTTAGCCGCTCACGCAACACCTCCGCCAATGAGAGCAGATGGAAGACCAAAGGGAGTAGATGCATACACCAGACCCAAGCCACTGACAGCACCTCAGATGGAGTTCACCAAAGGCATGATCATTGGGAAGACCATGAGACAAGCCTACAGAGATGCATACCCAAACGCCAAAGGATCAGACCAAGTCATCACCAGCAGTGCATACAGACTGAGCAGGGATGAACGCATCCAGAAGACTCTCCAAGAGGCTTGGGGCGAGACAGTCGAGGTCTTAGCGGAAGACACAGCGGCAACCAAACGGTATGTACTCAAGGAACTGTTGGCACTCAGCAAAGGAGGCAAGCAAGAAGGCTCCCGGTTGAAAGCACTGGAACTCATGGGCAGAGCCGCCGGCATGTTCCAACCACAGGGTGCAGAGGTCATCGAGAAGGTCAGTGCAGAGCAGTTGCGCAGGGAACTCTCAGGTCACCTCAAGCTGTTGGACAACGTGAAGCCACTGAGAGCCAAGGCTGTGTAAACGCAGTGGTGTGTGGCGTGGGGAGAGCAACGGTCATCAAGGGGACTATCACCAGCGGCTGGCAGGCGGTGCGTGTAAACGGCTGGGACGGCGACCCCACCCATCCCCCACCACCCCAAATGCGTTGCGACGGCCCCGCTCCCGCTTACGCTGTAATCCACACATCCCATCACATTCCCCAGAAGACCCCCCGTCACCTCCAAATCTCCCCCACCCCCGGGGTATATATATTTTTCAGAATGATCTTGCGAACGTTCGTTTTTGCGTTTAAACTACAGCCGTTTACACGAGGTGGCTATGCCGGAGAAACACAAATTGGTTTTGGACTTCATCAAGGCTTACATCAAGATCCATGGTGTAGCGCCGTCGTATACCGTGATTGCCAAAGGACTAGGAATGAAGAGCAAGTCCAACATTCACCGGATCATCCATAAATTGAAGGAAGAGGGATTGGTTGCGGTGAAACCGTATCAGTTCAACTCCATCCGGGTCATTGATCGCAGTGTTCGGGAGGTGGCTTCTCTATGATGAGCCGCAAGGAGGTAGAGGACTACCGGGCTTTGATTCCTCTTGTGGAGGAGGGTGAGCGTGCCAAGATCATGATGTTGTTGGAATACGACAGAGTGGAGAAATGCAAGGAATCCTTCATCTACTTTGCCTCCCACATGTGGCCCGGGTTTATTTCCGGCAAGCACCACCAAATCATGGCAAGCGCTTTTGAGCGCGTTGCCAAGGGAGAGCTGAAGAGGCTTATCATCAACATGCCTCCTCGGCACACCAAGTCTGAGTTTGCCTCCTATCTGCTCCCTGCTTGGTTTCTGGGCAGATTCCCTGAGAAGAAGATCATCCAGACAGCACACACCGCAGAACTTGCCGTAGGTTTTGGCCGTAAGGTGAGGAACTTGGTTTCCTCTGAGGCGTTCTCTCGGGTGTTTGACACCAAACTGTCCTCTGATTCAAAGGCCGCAGGGCGCTGGAACACAGGAGCCGGAGGCGACTACTTCGCTATCGGTGTTGGAGGAGCGGTTACCGGTAAGGGTGCGGACCTGTTAATCATTGATGACCCGCATTCGGAGCAAGAAGCCAAGCAAGGCAACCCCGCAGTGTTTGATAACGTGTATGAGTGGTACACATCTGGCCCTCGTCAGCGTTTACAGCCCGGGGGAGCCATCATTATTGTGATGACGCGCTGGTCAAAGAGAGATTTGACTGGTCAGATTCTTAAAAATGCTTCAAAAGACGGCGTAGACAACTGGGAAGTGATTGAATTTCCCGCGATATTGCCCTCTGGAACCCCTTTATGGCCCGGATTTTGGAAGAAAACCGAGCTGGAAGCCATTAAGGCGGAAATTCCTGTCGCTAAATGGGAGGCGCAGTACCAACAGAACCCCACATCCGAAGAAGGCGCGATCATTAAGCGCGAGCATTGGCGGATTTGGCAGTCTGATACCGCCCCGCAGTGCGATTACATCATTCAAAGCTGGGATACCGCCTTTGAAAAGTCCAACAGGGCAGACTATTCAGCTTGCACAACATGGGGTGTCTTCGATCACCTTGATGACAAGGGCAATATGAAGACCAACATCATTTGCCTTGATGCGTTTAAACAGCGCATGGAGTTTCCTGAGCTTAAACAAAAAGCTTTTGAGATGTACAAGGAATGGGAGCCAGATACCTTGATTGTGGAAAAGAAGGCGGCAGGCGCTCCTTTGATCTATGAGCTTCGGCAGACGGGAATCTTGCTCGAGGAGTACACACCGGGCAAAGGAAGCGATAAGATTGCGCGTGTAAACGCAATCTCAGACCTCTTTGCCTCCGGAGTTGTTTGGTGCCCTGAAACCCGATGGGCAGATGAGTTGATGGAAGAGTTGGCCGCGTTCCCAAATGGGGAGCACGACGACCTTGTGGACTCATCAAGCCAAGCCTTGCTTCGATTTAGAAGGGGTGGATTCATTCAGATTGAATCTGATGAACCCGAAGAACAGCGTTATTTCCGGCGCAAAGCCGCCTTCTATTAAGGATCGACATGGCAACGAGCAGCATGGTTTCGTCTCTCTCCCAAGCCCCCGAGGGGATTGATTTCTCGGACATCATTCAAGATGACACCCCCGCAGTTGAGATCATCATCGACAACCCAGATGACGTAATGATCGGGCTTGACGGCATGGCAATTGACCTCATGCCAGAAGATGATGAGCCTGAGTTTGATGCCAACTTGGCTGAATTCATGGATGAGGGCGAGCTCGAGAAGCTGGGCTCTGATTTGGTTGGAGAGGTTGAATCAGACATTGCTTCCCGTAAAGATTGGGTAGAGATGTATGTCAGGGGCCTTGAGGTTCTTGGCATGAAGTATGAAGAACGCACCGAGCCTTGGACTGGAGCCTGCGGGGTTTTCTCTACCCTCCTGACTGAAGCCGCAGTGAGGTTCCAGTCCGAGACCATCATCGAGACCTTCCCCGCCCAAGGCCCCGTCAAGACGCAGATCATTGGTGCAATCGACAAACTCAAGGAAGATGCCGCCGAGCGCGTTCGTGCCGACATGAACTTTCAGTTGGTTGACGGGATGCCCGAGTACCGCCCAGAGCATGAGCGCATGCTGTTCAACTTGGGTCTGGCAGGCTCCGCCTTCAAGAAAGTTTACTTCGATCCAAGCCTTGGCCGTCAGGTATCTATCTTCTGCCCCGCAGAGGACATTGTTATCCCTTACGGTTCCTCTGGGGCTCGATCTGCAGAGCGCGTCACCCATGTGATGCGCAAGACCAAGAACGATGTTCGCAAGCTTCAGGTCGCAGGCTTCTACCGTGATGTGGAGTTGGGTGAGCCCGTCATGATCCACAACGATGTGGAGAAGAAGAAAGCCGAGGAGCAGGGCTACTCCGTTACCGATGATGAGCGTTATCAGTTCCTTGAGATTCAAGTGGACTACGACATGCCCGGTTATGAGGACGAGGATGAGATTGCTCTTCCTTACATCGTCACCATCGACAAGGGTACAAACAAAGTTCTGTCGGTGTATCGAAACTGGAACGAGAGCGACCCCAAGAAACTCAAGCGCCAGCACTTTGTTCAATATGACTACGTACCCGGATTTGGCGCGTATGGCTTTGGCTACATCCACCTGATCGGCGGCTATGCTCGTGCAGGCACATCCCTGATCCGCCAACTTGTGGACGCAGGAACCCTGTCCAACCTGCCCGGTGGTTTGAAGTCACGCGGTCTTCGGATTAAAGGAGACGACACCCCAATCGCTCCGGGTGAGTGGCGAGATGTAGATGTGCCCGGTGGCACGGTGCGCGACAACATCATGCCGTTGCCATATAAAGAGCCATCGCAGGTTCTGGCTGCGTTGCTGGACCGCATCACAGAAGAAGGCCGTCGTCTCGGTTCCATTGCTGATATGAACATCAGCGACATGAGCGCCAACTCTCCTGTTGGTACGACCTTGGCTTTGCTCGAACGTCAGCTCAAAACAATGAGCGCCGTCCAAGCGCGTGTCCACTACGCCATGAAGCAGGAATTCAAACTGCTTAAGGAAATCATTCGGGACAACACCCCGAGTGAATACGAGTACGAGCCACAAGGCGGCGACCGCATGGCTAAGCGGGAAGACTACGACATGGTGGAGGTTATTCCAGTGTCGGACCCCAACAGCTCGACCATGGCCCAACGGATCATGCAGTACCAAGCTGTAATCCAGTTAGCCGCACAAGCTCCTCAGATCTATGACCTGCCGCAGTTGCATCGCCAGATGATTGAGGTGTTAGGAATCAAGAACGCAGACAAGCTTGTACCAATTGAAGACGACATGAAGCCACGCGATCCGGTCAGCGAGAACATGGCCTTCTTGAATGGAAAACCCACTAAGGCATTCATCTACCAAGACCATGACGCACACATCGCAGTTCACTCTGCTTTGATGCAAGACCCGTTGATGGCTGCGCAGATTGGGCAGAACCCCCAAGCCCAGAAGATGCAGGCTGAGATCATGGCTCACATCTCCGAGCATTTGGCCTTTGCCTACCGCAAGAAGGTTGAAGAGCAGTTGGGTGTACCTATGCCCAAGCCTGATGAAGACTTGCCAGAGGATGTTGAGGTTCAGTTGTCGCGTCTGGTGGCTCAAGCCTCGCAGCAAGTGCTGGCGCAGAGCAAAGGTCAGGTTGCACAACAGCAAGCCCAACAGCAGGCGCAAGACCCAATGATTCAGATGCAGCAAGCAGAGCTGCAGATCAAGCAGCAGGACATGGAAATCAAGAAGATGAAGGTCAAAGGGGATCTTCAACTTCGGTCAGAGGAGCTGGGACTCAAAGCTCAAGAGTCCGCCCAGAAATCCGGGCAAGACCCAATGATGGCGGCTCAAAGAATGCAAATGGAAATTTCCCAAATGCAAGAAGCGCATGCCATGGAAATGGCGGCTAAGCAACAAGCCATGCAACAAGCGCAAGCTCAAGGCCAACAGCAAGCTGCCATGCAGCAAGCTCAGACTCAACAAAAAATGGCGCACGGCGGTCAGGTTCACGCGCAAAAACTGAACCATGCCGAACGTGCTTTTCAACAACCAAAACCGACTGCTAAACCGTCGGGGAACTAAAAATGGACAATAAAATTTTGGAGCTTCTCAACAAAAGAATTGAGGAGCACGTCAAAAGTCATTCAGAGGCTTTGGTGGTGGGACAGTCAAAAGACTATGCTCACTACCGGGAGTTGTGCGGGGTCATCCGAGGTCTCCAGACCGCACAGCGTGAAATTGGCGACCTCGTGCGTAAACTGAAAGACGACAATGACGACTAACTTTGATGTTCAGGCGGTTGATCTGTCTGGCCTACTCAACAAGCCCGTTGAGGATAAGGCCACACAGATTCCAGAACCCGCCACTTATCACCTTCTGTGCATGCTTCCAGAAGCCAAAGAAGAGTACGAGGGCGGCCTACTTAAGGCCAGCCAGACAATGCAGTATGAAGAACTGCTGTCATCCGTACTATTTGTGGCAAAGGTTGGCCCAGATGCGTTTAAAGATGAAAAACGCTTTCCAAGCGGCCCAAGCTGCAAGGTAGGTGACTTTATCGTTGTGCGCCCAAACACTGGAACGCGAATGAAAATTCACGGAACCGAGTGGCGGATCATTAACGATGATTCTGTCGAGGCAACAGTCGATGATCCTCGCGGCATTCAGCGCGTTTAAGGAGAAACCATGGCTGAACTCGACAAAACCGAATTTACTTTCCCCGATGAGGTGGAAGAAAAACAATCTCGTGCTGGCTCCAAGGTTGTAGAAGCTGAACCAGAAGTTGAGATTATTGATGACACTCCTGAGCAGGACCGTGGCCGAAAGCCCATGGAAGAGCCGCCAAAGGATGTAACTGACGAAGAACTCTCTAAGTACGATGAAGGTGTGCGCAAGCGCATTCAGCACTTTACCAAGGGCTACCACGAAGAACGCAGAGCCAAAGAGGCTGCCTTGCGCGAGCGCGAAGAAGCTGTAAAGCTTACCCAGCAAATCATTGAGGAAAACAAAAAACTCAAAGGTTCCTTGCACCAAGGTCAAAGCGCCCTACTTGAGCAGGCTAAGAAGGTTGTAGCCAACGAGATGGAGCAGGCTAAGCGAAAATTTAAGGAAGCATACGAAAGCGGTGATGCAGATGCACTGACGGCAGCTCAAGAAGAGATGACGACGGTGAAGATGAAAGCCGAGCGTGTAAACAATTTTCGGCCAGCACCTGTACAAACTGACGAAAAACAGGTACAAATACCTACCGCTGAACCAGTTCGGCCCAGACTTGATGCGAAAACTCAGGAATGGACAGAAAAAAACACATGGTTTGGCAGTGACGACGAGATGACCAGCTTTGCATTGGGATTCCACAACAAGCTGGCTAAATCTGGAATTACGCCGTCATCGCAGGAATACTACGAGCGCATCGACGCCCGTATGAAACAAGTTTTTCCGGATGCGTTCGAGTCCAGTGAAACTGAAACCTCGGAGGATGCTAATCCTTCTCCGAAAAGATCGAATGTTGTTGCACCAGCGACACGCAGCACAGCGCCTAAAAAGATCGTGCTGACAAAAACGCAGGTGGAACTCGCTAAGCGGTTGGGACTGACAAATGAGCAGTACGCCCGTGCAGTTGCGGCAGAAATGAGGAAATGAAAATGGCTAAAACAGAACTTGATAACCGCGAGCCTCGTGCTCTGCAAATGCGTGACTCAACCGAGCGTCCAAAAAAATGGATGCCACCCCAGCTTTTGCCTGATCCGACACCGGAAGAGGGCTACGCTTATCGCTGGATTCGGATTGCCACGCTTGGCAAGGATGACGCCATGAACGTTTCCGGCAAATTGCGAGAAGGATGGGAACCCGTTAAAGCATCGGATCACCCCGAAGTGCGATTGTTCAGTGGCGGTCAAAACCGCTTTACTGACAGCATTGAGGTTGGCGGCTTGTTGCTTTGCAAAACACCTGTGGAGTTCACCGAGCAGCGTAATGCGTACTACACCCAACAGGCTGAAGCGCAGATGCAATCAGTGGATAACACTTTCATGAGAGAAAATGACCCGCGTATGCCGCTTTTCAAAGAGCGCAGCACGAAGGTTACTTTCGGCAAAGGCACTTAACTTTTTTGGAGTCCAAACATGGCTTACCCCACCGTTTCGGCACCCTATGGTCTGCAACCAATCAATCGTATTGATGGCATGCCATACGCAGGTGCAATCCGTCAGATTCCCGTAGCTGCTGGCTTCGGCACCGCCATTTTTGATGGCGATACCGTTGTAATCAACAGCGATGGTTATCTGGTTAAATCAACCACAACCAACTCTGGTGACATTGTTGGTGTTTGCTTAGGCGGACAGTACGTGAACTCGAGCGGCCAAACCGTTCAAGGTCAGTTCATCCCCGCTCTGGCATCTACCTCAACCAATCTGGCTTACGCCTACGTTGTTGATGATCCAATGGCGCTGTTTAAGGTTGCTGTTGTGACCTCTGGCACCACCATGGGCACCGCTGGCCGTACTGTTGTTGGCACTAACCTTGCGCTCGTTCTGAACGCTGGTAACACCACCACCGGTAATTCTGCTTTCGCCGTCACTTTGACTGGCGCTGGCACCACTGCAACCATCCCTGTGCGTGTTATTGATGTTGTGCCAGAGACAGCTACTGCTGCTGACACATACACCGAGCTGTTGGTGAAAATCAACACACACCAGTACAACAACACCACTGGTGTCTAAGGAGTAAATCATGGCTATTTCACGCGCACAACTGCTGAAAGAACTGCTCCCCGGCTTGAACGCTTTGTTCGGTCTGGAGTACGCTAAGTACGGCGAACAGCACAAGGAAATCTACGAGACCGAGACTTCAGAGCGTAGCTTTGAAGAAGAAGTTAAGTTGTCCGGCTTCTCCGCAGCTCCTGTCAAAAACGAAGGCGCAGCCATCGCTTATGACAATGCTCAGGAAGCTTTCACTGCACGCTACACCCACGAAACCATCGCTTTGGGCTTCTCCATCACTGAAGAAGCTATCGAAGACAACCTGTACGACAGTTTGTCCAGCCGATACACCAAATCTTTGGCCCGTGGTATGGCTTACACCAAGCAGGTCAAAGCTGCAGCTATCTTGAACACCGGTTTTACCGGCGGCCCCACCTACGGTGACGGCGTGACCCTGTTCTCGACTGCTCACCCTCTGGTGTCTGGTGGCGTTAACAGCAACCGTCCTGCCACGGCAGCCGATTTGAACGAGACTTCGTTGGAAAACGCCGTCATTCAAATCGCAGCTTGGACAGACGAACGCGGTTTGCTGATTGCAGCTAAGCCCAAGAAGCTGATCGTGCCTCCATCGCTGCAATTCGTTGCAACCCGCTTGCTGGAAACTGAACTCCGCGTCGGCACTGCTGACAACGATATCAACGCCATCAAGAACAACGGTTCCATCCCCGGTGGTTACACAGTCAACAACTTCTTGACTGACACCAACGCTTGGTTCCTGTTGACTGACGTGCCTAACGGTCTGAAGCACTTCGTCCGTTCGCCATTGGCGAATTCCATGGACGGAGATTTCGATACCGGCAACGTAAGGTACAAAGCTCGCGAGCGTTATTCGTTTGGTGTCAGCGATCCATTGGGCGCGTTCGGTTCTCCCGGCGCTTAATCCTTCGGGATTATTTGAGAAGGCCCCCTTGTGGGGCCTTTTCTTTTGCTGTATATTTGTTTAAACCCGGACTATCCGGCGTTCCTGACGGCTCCGGGCCGACGACATGCAGACAGGACGCCTCAACTCGCATGTGAGGAATCATCATGGCTCTGACTACTTTCCAAGGCCCAGTCCGTTCATTGGCTGGCTTCATTACCCAAGGCCCAGCTTCTATTGTCAATCTGGCTAACGGAACCAACACCGTGACTCTGGATGTGGCTTCGTACGCTGGCAAGACCATTCGTACCAATGACGCTACGCTGGTCATCACGCTGCCCACCATTAATGCCACAGCTAACCCTGTGACCTCTGGTCCCGGCCAAGACCCAAGCACCTCTAACAACGTGGGTACAAGCTACACGTTTGTCATTGAGACTGCTGCCACTGCCGTGGCTATCAAGACTGACGGCACTGACAAATTTGTTGGTTCTATGGTCATGGTTGACACCGACAGCTCTGGCGCAGTGACGGCTTTTGCCCCCGGCGCAACCAACGATGTCATTAACTTGGACGGCTCAACCACTGGCGGTATTGCTGGCTCCACCATCACTGTGACTGTGTTGGCGGCTAACAAGTACATGGTCACTGGTGTCTTGCTGGCCTCTGGCTCTGTTGTCACTCCTTTTGCTGACGCTTAATCAACTCAGGGGGCTTCGGCCCCTGCTTTACAGGAGATTGATATGGGCATGCAAACTGACGTAAAACAAGGACATCTAAACCAAAGTGGTTTTTTTGTTCTTGGAAGAAACCGCGTTAAAGGCGTTTCTTTTTTTGGTGGTAGTGGAACCTTGGTTTTGTTTGATTCAACCTCAGCCCCAGTAACTTCAAGCGTTACATACGGTCGCTCTGGAACCACGGTAACAATATCCAAAACAGCTCACGGTCTTGCTACCGGAAACATTGTAGGCATTCACTTTGCCGCTGGCACTGGCGGTGCTGCCACCGATGGGAACTACAGCATTACCAGAGTAGATGCTGACACATTTACACTCACAGACATCAACACTGGAAACATCACAGCTACTCCAGCAGCAATTTATGTTAGTGGTGCAAATCGTTGGCTGTTGACCTATGAAACCCACTCTTCCGACGAGTTTCAAAATGCTCCGCTTATCCCCGGCGAAGGTGTGTTGGCGGTAAATGGAATTTATTCCTACATGAGCGGCATTGACGCAGCGCAGATTTACTATGGCTGAAGAAACACGCCCCATGGATGTTGCAGGTCGCAAACTGATGATTGCGATCCCTGCCTACGACGGCAAGTTGAACATCAAAACTTCGTTTGCATTGGCTGATTTGGTGGTCAAGGCTTCGCAGTTTGGTGTCCAGATTCAACTGTCGCATCTGTCGGGCTGCTCTCTTATCACTAAGGCCAGAAACATTCTGGTCGCCAACTTCTTGGAGTCGGACTGCACGGACATGTTGTTCGTTGATGCCGATATCGTGGTGGACGCAGAGTCTGTGCTTCGCCTGCTGGCGCTGAGCACCGGCAAGGACATCACCGCTGGCATGTACACACGCAGAGCCGAGGACCGCAAGTTCTTCTTGGACATCTACATTGACGAGGCCAACACGCTTGAGTTTGACCAGCACGGCATGCTGCGGGTCGAGAACGTAGCTACAGGCTTCATGATGATCCAGCGCCATGTACTGGAGAAGATGACTGCCTCGCATCCTGAGTGGACCTACTTCAACGATGTGTACAACCGCAACGAGAGCGCCCTGTTTGACTTTGAGTTAACCAATGGGCAGTACGTTGGCGAGGATTACACGTTCTGCAAACGCGCCCGCAAGGACGGCTTCACGGTCTTTATTGACCCCGAGATCACCCTGCCGCACGTTGGCTCTCAAGAATACCACCGCAGCTTCAAAGAGTCTGTGTTGATGCCGTTAATCGAGCAGCACTGCACTCCCAAACTGAAAGTCGTCAATGGCTAAGAAAACCCCATCCCTTGCAATTGGTCGCGGCGAGAAGCTGCCTGCCTCCAAAGGGGCTGGGCTAACAGCCAAGGGCCGCGCCGTGTACAACAAAGCGACCGGCAGCAACCTCAAAGCCCCGCAACCGCAGGGTGGCAAGCGCAAGGACTCGTTCTGCGCTAGAATGGCACCTATCGCAGAAAAGTCTGAAAAGGGTAGCCGTGCAAGAGCATCAATGCAACGATGGAAATGTTGAAATGTGGGCCGACATTTGCAACTACGAAGGCAGGTATCAAGTCAGCACGCTTGGGCGTGTGAAGTCACTTGCGCGCATGCGCAGGGGTAAGTCTGGGTGCGAAGTTCCTATGCCTGAAAAAATCATGGCGCTTACTGCAAAGAAAGATACCGGGCGAACTAAACCGTATGTTGAAGTTCGGCTTCGCAGCGGCGGCTTGCGCACGGAACGCTGCAAGTGTTTTTTGGTCCACCGGCTTGTTGCCGAGGCGTTTATCAAGCCCTTGGAAAAGGGTGAACAGGTAGACCATATTAACGGCGTCCATGCAGACAACCGTGTAACCAATTTGCGAGTGATGCACTACACTGAGCATGCGCAGATACACCCATTAATTGTCTCCGGGGAACTTGGAAAACTTGGGGCTGCTGCGATTGCAGAATTGCGTGAGGCGGGGTGGGTTTCTGGAAATTACGTAAGGACCAAAGAAATGCGAGACGCAGCCAGTAATAGGGCAGGTGGATACCACAAAGAGCGCAACCCCGAAAGCGGCCAGTTTGCCTCCGGTCCAATGAAAGATGAGAAGGGAAAGCCCACTCGCAAGGCGGCTTCTCTTGCAAGATGGAAGTGCTAAGTCATGGAGATGATGATATGGAACATAGCCTTGAGTGCAGTGGTGGGCCTTATGGGATTCCTGCTTAAAGGCAAGTTTGATGAGATCGCACGGCTGGGCATTTTGCTCAACCGCACCCGCGAGGAGGTGGCGCGTGATCACATTACGAGAACAGAGTTCCGGGCCGACATGCAACAGTTACTTGACAGGTTTGACCGACTTGAACGCAAAATTGACAACCTGCGAGGCGGTCATGCCCAGCACGAGTAAAAAGCAAGCTGACTTCATGCGTGCGGTAGCGCACAGCCCGGAGTTTGCGAAGAAGGCAGGCGTCCCACAGTCGGTGGGCAAAGATTTCTCCAACGCGGACAAGGGCCGCAAATTTTCAAAAGGTGGCGATATGAAATCCGAAAACATGATGATGAAAAAAGAAGGTCGTGGCATGGCTAAGTCCGACATGGCTAAAAAGGGTATGCCTGCTGCTTTGGCTAAGCATGCCGGTATGCCAGCTTCCAAGGCTCACAAGGGCTTGAAGGCTGGCGGCTCTGTTGGCACAACCAAAATGGGCGCAGTTCGTACTGCTGCTCCAAGCCGTGACGGCGTTGCCGCCCAAGGCAAAACCAAAGGCACCCCGATCAAGATGGCTCGCGGCGGCAAAGCCTGCTAAGGAGTAATCATGGCAACAAAGAAGATCAAGCGCTTTCAAGAAGGCGGAGTGTCTGACAAAGACCGTGGACTGGAAGCTTCTAAGGAAGATAAGGTTGGCTTCTTTGAGCGCTTGCGCATGGGCAACATTGATGACGAGGGCTCTGAGGCTTATCGTCGCTTTGGCGCTGGCCGGGGCAAGGCAGAGCGAACTCCAGTGGAAACAATGGCTCCCAGCCCAGTTCGTCAGTCGGCAGAAGCCGCAATGCCAGAACGCAGCCAAGATGATTCTGGCGCGTTCAACGAGGCAGGCTCCGGCGTAGTGAATGACACAAAGCCAGATCGACCCAAACCCGGCGGAAGGCCTCGTGTAAACGTTCAAGCAGAAAAGCCTGCAGCGCCAGCCAAGGCCAATCCCAAGATGCAAGAGCAAACCTATCGCCGTACAAGCGGAGACACGGGAGAGCGTGAGCCAGCCTACACGCGCAAGGGTGGAGCAACGGCAGATGAGATTGCCAGCTACAAACCGCCGGTCAAAAACCCAAACTATTCAAATGAGGGTCGTGGTAAAGGCTCTCCAAAATCCCTTGTTGAGCAAATTCCTACAGACAAATCAACAGTGGTTGGAGGCGAGCAGGTAAGTGGATCAGAACTTGGCCGAAATTTTGCAAACACATTGTCTGCTCTTGGCCCCGGCAAATTGGCTGGTATAGGCGCTATTGGCAGGGAAATGCGTGGGGCAAAGGGTGTTCAGGATGCTTACAACAAAGCAGCTACCGCTCGACGCACCAGCGAGATGCGCTCCAAGGCTGATGCTACAAAGTTCACATCCAAGCCCAAGGCTACACAAAAAAACACCGCTAAGAAAACCAAAAAGTTTGATGACGAAGAATCAAATGTTGAGTTTAAACGTGGTGGTTCGGTGTCTAGCGCATCAAAACGCGCAGACGGTATTGCAACCAAAGGTAAAACACGCTGCAAAATGCGTTAAGGAGTTGATATGAACGACATGATGATGAAGAAACCCCGTGGAATTAAAGATGGCGTTTACACGGAAGACTCCGGCATGCCTCCTCCTCAAGACATCGATGGCGGCTCGGCTCCCAAGCCCCGTAAGCCAAAGAAATACGCCAGTGGTGGCAGTGTTACTCGCGCCGATGGTTGCGTCACCAAGGCCCACACCAAGGGCAAGATGATCAAGATGGCTGGCGGCGGGATGTGCTGATATGAGAGCCAGTCGCGGCATGGGAGACATACTCCCTTCCAAAATGCCTTCCGGCAAGCGTAAAGCTCGCCGGGATGACACTGACTTCACGCAATACGCTGAAGGCGGCAAAGTCAATGCGGCTGGTAACTACACCAAGCCCGAATTGCGCAAACGGATTGTGAGTCAAGTTAAATCTGCTGCAACGCAAGGCACAGGGGCAGGCCAGTGGTCAGCTCGAAAAGCACAGCTCGTAGCCAAGAAATACAAGGCCGCTGGCGGCGGGTACAGGGACTGACATGAAGGCCCCGCAGAAGTCCCTCAAAGACTGGGGGGATCAAAAATGGTCCACCAAGAGCGGCAAGCCGTCTTCAAAAACAGGGGAGCGTTACCTGCCGGAGAAGGCGATAAAATCGCTTAGCCCCGCAGAGTATGCGGCCACCACAAAAGCCAAACGTGCTGGTAAGGCGGCGGGCAAACAGTTTGTGGCCCAGCCCAAGACCATCGCAAAGAAAACAGCAGGTTTTAGATAATGGCAACATCAGGCACCACAGCTTTTAACATGGATTTAACGGAAATCGTGGAAGAAGCGTTCGAACGTGCTGGTGGTGAGCTGCGCACGGGTTACGACCTCCGCACGGCCAGTCGGTCTTTGAACCTAATGTTCGCCCAGTGGGCCAACCGTGGCTTGAACATGTTCACGTATGAGCAGGGCTCCATCAATCTGGTGGCGGGCACTGCTACGTACAACCTCCCAGCCGACACTGTTGACCTGTTGGAGCATGTTATCCGCACGGGCGCAGGTAGCGCCTCTACGCAGGCAGACCTGACCATCACCCGGATCAGCGTCTCCACCTACGCCACAATCCCCAACAAGCTGGCTCAGGGTCGCCCCATTCAGGTTTGGATTGAGCGCCTGACAGATGCACCGCGCATTACGGTTTACCCAATTCCAGACAACTCGCAGCCCTACGTGTTTGTGTATTGGCGCTTACGCCGTATGCAGGACGCTGGCACAGGTGTAAACACCATGGACATGCCATTCCGGTTCTATGAAGCCATGACGGCTGGGCTGGCTTACCACCTTGCGTTAAAGATTCCCGGTGCGATGGACCGACTGCCAATCTTGAAGCAACAATACGACGAAGCTTGGGACCTCGCCTCATCCGAAGACCGCGAAAAAGCCGCAGTCCGGTTCGTGCCACGCGCCACTCGCATAGGAAGCGGTGGCTACTAATGTCAAACCGTTTTGCAGCAGGCCATAAAGCGATTGCCATGTGCGATAGGTGTGGACAGCAGTTTAAACTCAAGCAGTTGAGGACTGAGATCATCAAGCAGCGCAAGTACGAACTGTTAGTTTGTCCTGAGTGCTGGGACCCCGACCAGCCGCAGTTAATGCTCGGCACGTTTCCGGTTGATGACCCACAGGCACTCAGGAACCCACGCAGGGATACCACGTATTTTGTGTCTGGCTTAAACGATGACGGCAACCTGTCCGGTGGTTCTCGAGACATCCAATGGGGGTGGGCCCCCGTAGGCGGCTCAAGGTTGTTTGATGACGCCTTAACGCCGAACGACTTGGTGGCGGCGGGGTTTGTTGGTACAGTTACGGTATTGGTTACTTAAAGGAAAAAACATGGCTACCTTTAGCAAGAAAATGATGGGCAAAGAAGTTGGTAATGCCAGCGTCTATGCTAAGCCTCACACAATGGACGGCAAGCCCGGTACAGGCATGAAGGTCATGAAAGACCCCAATACCTTGGCCGCGAACAAAATGACCCGCTACACGGCAACCCCCCGCGTGAGCACCAACGATCCCGGCGCAGACAACGTCAAAACCAGCGGCATCAAAACCCGTGGTAATGGCTGCGCCACAAAAGGCACCATGGCCCGTGGCCCCATGGCGTAAGACATGAACTACGTCGAGCTTAAAGAGAACATCGCCCGCATCTGTGAAAACGAATTCACAGAGCCGGAGTACGCGCTCTTTACGGAGCAGGCGGAGCAACGCATCTTCAACACCGTTCAACTTGCCAATTTGCGCAAGAACGTGACTGGAACAATTACTGCGTCAAACCAGTACCTGCAAGCTCCAGATGATTTTCTCTCGGTGTATTCACTGGCGGTCTACCCGGTGGCAGGTGGTGCATATGAGTATTTGCTGAACAAGGATGTCAACTTCATCCGTCAGGCGTACCCGAATCCAGCAACAACCGGCAAGCCCAAGCACTACGCCATCTTTGGGCCGCGCTCAAACGATGTAAACGAGCTGAGCTTTATTATTGGGCCAACACCGAATGTTTCTTACAACGCAGAATTGCACTATTTCTATTATCCTGAGTCCATTGTGACTGCGGGTGATACTTGGCTTGGTGAAAACTTTGACTCAGCGCTGCTTAACGGCGCATTGGTCGAGGCCATACGCTACATGAAGGGTGAGCCCGACATGGTTAAGCTGTATCAAGAGATGTACCTCCAGTCGATTGCCTTGCTCAAGAACCTCGGTGATGGAAAACAGCGCGGGGACGCATACCGAAGCGGTCAGGTCCGCATTCAAGTCAATTAATAGGAGGCTATGTGAAGCACGGCGTCATTTATGTAGCAACAAATACCAAAACGGGCAAGCAGTACGTTGCCCTTACTACGGTTGGTGTTGCTCGGCGCTGGTCAAATCACATAACCTACTCTCGGTCGCCAAAAACACACTTCCATAGAGCAATTGCAAAATACGGGGTATCCGCATTTTGCGTGGAGGAGTATGCCAGTGCAGTCAAAAAAGAAGTCTTAGCTCAATTGGAAAAAGACGTAATTTTGCAACTTTCACCAGCATACAACCAGACCTGCGGTGGGGAGATCACTTTCGGCAGAAAGTATGACGATGCCACAAAAGAACGCATTCGGTTAAGCAACACCGGGAAAAAACGCACTATCGAGCAACGGGAAAGAAATAGGCAGCAAAAGCTGGAGTGGTTTGCAAAAAACCCCGAGCAAAAAATAGTTGCTGCGAAAAAGTTGGCTGAAGCCCGACTGCTGGTAAATGAAAAAAAGCGCAAGAAAGCTGCGGGCGACTCCGCCAGAAACAGAGTTTGGTCGGAAGAGTCCAAGGCAAAGCTGAGTGCTGCGTGTATGGGTCGGCGTTATAGTCAGGAAATTATTTCCAGAATGTCCGAATCCAAAAAGCGAAAAATTCAATGCGACACGACAGGAGTTGTGTATTCTTGCAGAACTGAGGCCTCCAAACAAACCGGAATTTCTGAAAGATCAATCCAACGGGTTTGCGGCGGTGAGTACCCTTCCGTCAAAGGTTTTAAATTTTCTTATGTAGGATGAACACATGATCACACAAGCTCTTTGCTCTTCATTTAAACAGCAAATTCTGCTGGGTGAACACGACCTCGACACAGACGTAATCAAGATCGCTCTGTACACCAGCGCAGCAACACTGAGCGCGGCCACAACTGCGTACACAACCTCTGATGAGGTGGTTGGCACTGGCTACACGGCTGGCGGTAACACGCTGGCGGGCGCTACGGTTTCCTTGACGGGAACCACCGCGTTTGTGGACTTTACCGACACCACATGGACAACTGCGACCATCACTGCTCGTGGCGCGTTGATCTACAACAGCAGCAAGTCGAACAAGGCCGTTGCTGTGTTGGACTTTGGCTCGGACAAAACCTCGACCGCAGGCTCCTTCACGGTGCAATTCCCTGCCAACGATAGCTCTTCTGCAATCGTTCGGATAGCTTGATGGTGCGTAGGTGGCCGATGCAATCGTAGCCTTTGAAGGATGGAACGCTTCCGGTGTAGGCTGGGGCGAACAGGGCTGGGGTGTCGGTCAATCTAACGTAACAGCGACAGGGGCGGTAGGCTCCGTAACAGTGACTGCTTCGGCGGTCGTTGTCGTTTCTGGAGTTGAGGCCACTGGTCAAGTTGGAACCGTCACAGTCTCCGGAGAGGCCAACGTTTTTCCGACTGGTGTTCAGGCTACAGGCGAGGTCGGTACGGTTGCAGTCTCTGGCACTGCAAATGTCTTTCCAACTGGCGTAGAAGCCACCGGCGAGG